TTATGTATCCAAACTTGGAAGCTGAAAAATCAAGAAACAAAGTAACCAACAAGGATATAGCTCGCGTGCTTGGAATAGATGAATCAACGGTTTCTGCTAAGTTCAATTCGTATGACAGGCTTAAATTTTCTGAAGCTAAGGCAATCCGTGATAATTTCTTTCCAACATTACAGGTAGAGTATCTTTTTGATTACAAAACCGCATAAGAACCGACCACATTACAGGAAAATAACTGCAAGGGGGTGAGAAGAATGTTTAAGTTTAAAAAGCGTAAGCGTAAGGAGATATACAACATTGCCAAGACAGCCACATGGGATGTTTTGTGTTCGCTTGACTATACCGAAAAAGCAGAGAAAAAATATCCTGAACACTTATACACAAACGGACGCATGAGATTACTGATCGGAAATTTTGAAGGTCCCGAAGAAGCGCATGCTTTTATCAGAATGTTTAAAAAGTTTGTGGCAGACTTTGAAGAGAATGTCAAAAGAGATAACGGCAGAATGATTTATGTCTTTGAGTATGACCCAAAAGAATAGCCTCCCGAAAACGGAAGGCTGAATCGGATTATTTAATCAATGCAAGAACAGACAGAATAAAAGTTATAACAGACATAACAAAGGACACAGAAGATATAAAGTAAGGCAAATATTGTAAAATCCAATTTCTTCTTCTGAACTTTGCGTATGCAATACCTTTGGCAGACGGAAAAAAGAATGTGTAGATACCTTCTTTTTTTGAAAAAATCAATCCGCAGTCAACGAGTTAGCAATGGTTGTTGAATCTATTATTGCGTTGGGCAACAAACTCGGAATGTTTGACAATGGGGGAGATGACAATGAAGATGATTAAAGTAAAAATTGATACCTTAATCAGAAAACTTGAAGAAATCAAGGCAAGCGGACACGAAACGGTGCATTTGTCTATTGTTGATGGCGAACCAAGGCACAAAATCCCTGCTCATATTGACCTTGATGCAGACAAGGATTTTCGTTGTGTGCTCGAGGTGAGAAAGTGAACCGAATTACAGTAAGGATTGATGACCTAATCAATCAGCTTCACGAATTAAAACGAGAAGGTGCTGAAAAAGTTCTGCTCGAAATTGAAGAAGGTGTTGCAGACCCCGAGGAGAATTGTCCGAACAGGATAAATCTGATGCCTGCATATCATCCGAGTGAAATTTTTTTGGAAGTTTATGAAAGCGACTAAAGCAAAAGTCGATACCAGATTACAGGACTAAATAACGAAAGGGTGAGAAGAAAATGCCGAGAAAATTAGCTAAGCCCGAGGACCAAATGAAAAGACAGTTGATTGCCAACATCCAGTACGAAGCAGAAATCAGGAGTATTGACCGTGAAGGACAGGCTCTTGTGGCACATTGCTCTGAGGGTACATACAGGAAAAGAATTAAGGATCCGGGTACTTTTACGGTAGAAGAGTTATCAAGGCTTGCGAAAAAATTCGGCATACCTATTCAAAACCTTTTTAAGGCGAGGGTGGTAGCTGATGAATGACAAAACACTTGACGAACTCAATGACATGGCCAAAAGGTGGATTGACGGAGAGGTTAATCATCTTGAAGTTGTGTCATTGAAATTGTTTGACCGTTTGTTGGTGCTGGAACTCGCCAACGCATACAGTATGTGTAAGGTTGGTTTGTTATCTGAGGAGTACACTGCCGCATATAAGCTGAAATTTTTTCAAGAGTACCGAGAGCTGAAACTCAAGATGGAATTTTTGCTTGTCCAACAGGAACAGCAGATTGACTCTGTAAGGAGTGCAAGTGTAACGCTTTCGGAAGTTTGCAAGGAATACGGCAAAGATGAGGTTGACCTCGTCAAGCTGTGCGAATTACAGGCAAAGGCAATTGATGAGCTGACACATGAGAATGTACATATCAAGCTATGGAACTCAGTCAGAGCATACAAAAAGCCTAAAGATTACGCAAGACGGCATATGAGCAAGATTGTTGACGAGCTTATAGAACGGTTCGGTAGTAAGGTGCCGTTTGAACAGGTTGTTATGTCGTATCTCAACGCTTGTCTTAAAGACAACCGAAAAGAAATGTGGGAACAGTTGACAGGCGACGATTACCCCTCAAAGGCAAGACAGCAGCTGCCGGTTAAGGACGGTAACGCAAAAGGTGAGCTTGAATCAATGAAGAAACATTACGGCGTGAGAGCCGAAAGAAAAATTGTAAAGGAGAACAATAAAAATGATTTTCAGAAATTGGAAGAGCAAGGGAGAGTACAAAGCTAATTGTGCTAAGCAGGAACAAAGCATCAACAGACTTAATGAAAGAATTGATGACTCAGAAAATGTTGAAGCTATCCAGCTCGGAATTATTGACCGACTCAAAGCAGAGAACAACGAACTCAGAGCCGAGATTGAAAGGCTCAAAACAGAAAATCTGACACAGGGCTTTGAGTGTGTCGGAGTATCGGCAATATGAATGTAATTGTAATTATTTGTATCGTCTGCCTTGTTTATCATATCATCTTTAAACTTGCGAAGGTGATGTATTTAATATCGCTTGACGATGAAGAAAGAATGATATGCCAAATATACTGCATTTGGCCTAATTGGCTAACCATATTTGCGACTGTTGATATACTTATGAGATTTATTCTTATCATTGATGTAGGCATATTGTGCATATGGGCAATTATGGCTCTATTGTCTTAGTAAGGAGATTTTTGTAATGGAGAGAAAACCAACATTGACTACGATTGCAATTGAAAAATTGCATCCGCACCCCAACAACCCTCGTAAAGTTATCGGCGATGTGTCGGAACTTGCCGAAAGCATTAAGGCGAACGGCATTCTTCAAAACCTCACGGTGGTGCCGATGAATGACGATTGGACGGAGTTTACCGTAATTATCGGACACAGAAGATTAGCAGCGGCAAAGCAGGCAGGATTAACTGAACTGCCGTGTGCAGTTGTTGAGATGACTGAAAAGGAGCAGTTATCTACAATGTTAACCGAAAATATGCAGCGGTCAGATTTGACAGTTTATGAAGAAGCAAAGGGCTGTCAGCTGTTGCTTGACCTCGGAGATACGGTCGCAGAGGTTGCCGAAAAGACAGGCTTTTCTGAGAGCAAAATAAGGAGGAGAGTAAAACTCTGTGAGCTTGATGAAGAAGCTTTCAAGGAAAGTCAGATCCGACAGCCTACATTGCAGGATTATGAAAAGCTCAACAAAATCGAAGATATAGAAGAACGCAATGCATTATTAAAAACTATCGGCACAAATAATTTTAACAATGCAATTTATGCCGCAGAAGCAAAGCAGGAACGCAAACACACTCGTGACGAAATTGAGAAAATTTGTAGCGATAAAGGACTGGTCATGTGTGAAACACCCACACCGGAAGGATATAAATATGAGGGATATTACGACCTCTCAGGGCTTAAAGATAAATCTTTTAATGACGACAAAAAGCGTATGTACTATATGTCGGCGTACAGCAATGATATTAGCGTTTATGTTGAAATTACAAAAGACGATAAAATAAAAGCCGACGAAGAAGACGCCAAAAGAGAATCCGAAAGGCAGATGCGCAATGAACTGCGGGCGCAGGGAAATGAAATCGACAATCGCTGTAAAGCTCTTAGAGAGGGTTTTATGATGTCCGCAAATTTCAATGACAATGACAGTAAACAAAATTTGATTGCATACATAATGTATGCAATGTCTGTGAGCAGCGGATATGAAGATGGTGCTCTGCTTAAAATTGCCGGACTTAAATACGATGAAGGCGAATGTATAAACCTTGACGATTGTCTTGCAGACACAGGTAAAACGCTTATGGCTATGGCCTATGCGTTTTTCAGCGGCTTTTACGATAGTAGCTATATTGATTTTTCATACTATGAGGGTATTACTCGTAACATCAACCCCGAACTAAACAGATTTTATAATCTGCTCGTCAAACTCGGCTATGTGATGAGCGACGAGGAGATACAGCTCCGTGACGGCACACATCCGATTTTTACATCCAGTGAAGTAAAATAAACTAAATAAGTTAATCACGCTCTGCACAGCGAGATTATATATATCTCATTTTATACCTATACCTACTTTTCTGAATATTACCATTATCTCAGACAGGTGCAGATGTCTGAGATGATTTTAAGGAGCAAAAATATAGATGCAGGATGGTGTTTTGCTTGGACAATAAGGATTACGATAAAAAGAACTTGTTTGCAGATTATTATGCTAGTGACGAGTGCAAAAATCCAGACAGTTACGGAACTGTATGTGTAAAATGTGGAGAGTGCGGACGCACTTTTACAAAAGATGGAATTTTAAAGGAGAATGAAAATAATGGCAAAAAAGAGGAAGATAATACAGGATACATTACCCAAGCTACTCGTCATTCTATGCTTGTATCATTGAGCCGTGAAATCAATGTGATTTCAGACGAAAACGCAGTTTTATACGACACAATAATCAAATTGTGCCAAAAGTTCTTTCCTGAAAAAAACAACCAAAAATTTTGCGCTCAATGTAAGATTATGGAGAAAGGAGCTTATGCACCTAATCCTATTGATGATCCAACCACACCCTACATAGAATCTCACATACTGAGATTAGAAATGCTTGCAACCGGAAATATGGAGCTAAAAGACCAAATTGTTAAAATGTGCCGGCTGTTACTTGAGGAGAAAGACAATGACAAAGGCAATGACAGAAGTAAAACTTAAACCTTGCCCGTTCTGCGGTAGCGAAGATTTTGTACTGGGGTTTCATGAAGGACATAACGAAATGAGAGTCAAATGTAAAAGGTGTAAAACTTTGTTTACAATATTTGACACTCCCGAAAATGCCCCGAAACTGTGGAACAGAAGAACATATTGCTATCAAGCCGAAAGAGCCGTACAGAATATGACTGCCGAAAAAGCAATTGAAGTGTTGAATGAAATCGGCGAAGAAACAAACATTGAAGATACGCTGAAAAATTTGAGCAATTCCAATACATTTACCGCTCTTAAACTTGCCGTCCATGCTCTTGAAAAGCAAGTGGCAAAAAAACTTAAAGAAGTGACACGCACAAGTAGTAATAAAAAGAGCAGAGTAAAAGCGTTTGAACATAATTATAACCGCCAGAATTGGCAAGATCCGGTGCCGATACCCGAGCACAAAGAATGGCAATGGACGGACTATCAATGCCCCATTTGCAACGCCCTCATCAAAGAGGGCAGACCTGAATTTTGCTGGCGTTGCGGACAGGCTTTTGACTGGTCAGATGAAACGGAAGGTGAAAAATAATGAAAAAAGGGACAACAGTTGAAAGCGGATATGATGTTGAGGGACGCTGGCATTTGAAAATCAAAAAAGCTAAAGGCAAGTTTACGCTCGACGAAATAATTGAAGCGGCGAAAGAATGGGAAGAAGATTATTATGCCGTGATAATTAAAGCAATGGGCGATGAGACAGCACAGTATTACGATGATGACCTTGAGGGGGATTGCGTGACGCTGTATCGTGCCACGGATTTTATCAGCAAAGAGGCGTAAAAAATGAGGAAGTATGAAGCAGTTTATAGTTCTGATGTGCTTGATGAAGTTGCAAACGGTGAAAGAATTTTATTGATTGACAGAGCAACAGAAAGTATTAACAGTTTAGACGAAATAAGCACAAAAGATTTAGCGATTGCAATAAAAGATGAAAACAAAGATAACAGATATGAGTTTTACAAGGAAGTGAAATAAATGAGTGAAGAAAAAAAGAAACGAGGTCGCAAGAAGAAACTCGACCGAATAGACAGGATGTGTCTTTACTGTGCCGATTACAACGCAAAGCACGGCACAAGTTACAGCTATGGCCAGTTTGTTGCGCAGATAGCCGCAGGAAAAATTAAAAGACTTGGATTACACGACTATGAGGGAGGTCTTACAAAATGAGTGAAAATAAAAAACCGGTTGCAGCGGAAATGCAGGACAAGCCGGCACCGGCAGAAACATTGACCTGCCGCTCTTGTAGGGAATGCCGAGGGTACAAGTTCTGCGCAAGCAGAAGCAGGGATTATCCTTGCAGTTGTTTTATAAAAAATGAAAGGTGACTACATATGAGAAGAGAAGATAAAGAATTTATAAAAAGTCAGATTGAAAACTTAAAAGAATCCTCAAACGAGAATTTTATGACAGTACTTATGCAGGTTAATTATCTTAATCTTAAATTATTCAGAGCTGAAAAAGGCTGCAAAAAGCTCAGAGAAGAAAACAGAAGATTAAGAGCAGAAAATCAGATGCTCGAAGACAACATGGGAAATCTCTTGTGTACAAGAGAGGAAGAAATGAAGTACAACAGAGTGCTTAATGAAAACATCACAAAGCTTGCTGAGGTCAACGCACTTATGGCAGGTAAGCTCTCGGTGTATGAGCCTATTAAGAAGGCTGAATCTCAGCCCGATGAGACGGCTGACACAGTAAGAGAGTCAGATCCGGCAGAAAAATAATCAAGGCAACTCCCTTGCTACATGCGAAATCCAATTTTTAAATCAAGAAATCAAACAAAATTCACAGTTTTCATATTCAAAAACTAAAATCAAAAAACAATGACTTCTTTTTTCGATTTTAGCTGTTACAAGAAGAGCCGAGGTTCTGTACCCGAAAATAACGATCGGCGAGGACTGAGCCGAGGAAATCACGAAAGTGATTGGAACGGATTAGACGAGTGGAAGTTATTTGAGGAACAGTACAGAACAACGAGGCTTGACATATTGCAATAAAATTAAGAACGCACAATTGCAGAGTAGCAAGGTTTGCAAAAAGCAGTAGCTCAAGTGGTCAGATTGGGCTACTGCTTAGTTATATATATCAGCATTAAAATTCCGAAACAGAATAATAATCAGTCATAATTAAAGGAGCTGAAATGCTCCTTTCCTATCCTGCTCAAATGATTATTTAAGTCGGGAAAACAAGAATAATATACTATAATAAAAGGTTATGCTATGTACACTTATAAGAGAACAATCAAAAGCGGAGATATGATTGAGGTTGAATACTATCAATCAATCCGAAAAATCGGAAAAAACTACGGCGGTAGGAAATCAAATAATTCTTTAAGTCCTGCCAAGATGAGAAAGGCAAACAAGCTCCGTGCAGTCAAGCGTATGCAGAGGCTAATAAATGCAAACTTCGGGAGTGGTGATTTCTTCTGTCGCTTTTCTGCTCCTTACGGAACATATGAAAGCGAAAAAGAATTTCGTGCCGAGGTAGGCAAGTGGCTTTACCGAATCAATTACCGCAGGAAAAAGCAGGGCAAGGGCAGACTCAAGTACATAGCGTTTATTGAATGCGGCAAGTCGGGTAAGAACTGGCACATACACATCATCGTAAGCAAAGAGGACAGGGAACTGTTGTCTGAACAATGGCCCTACGAAAACGGTCAGAACTTCACACCGCTCTACAAAAATGAAAATTTTAAAAAGTTGGCTGAGTACATAACCAAAGATTTGACCGGCAAAGAAGATGTTGATGCCGCACAAAAGCGAATGATGACAAGCCGAAATCTTACAAAGCCTGAATCGGTCACACGAAAGGCGAAAAGAAAAGAAATCAGAGCGCTTGAGCGTGGAGAGATGATTGAACCGCCCGAAGGGCATTATCTCATTGAGGACGATTACTCAATGAACTACTCTGACATAGGCGGTGCAAAGTGGTATTTTTGCTTTCTGCCGATTACGCAGAGGCGAAAATGGTAAATAATGGTAAATTCAGGCTGTGCGATGTACGGTCTTTTTGGGTTGCACAAAAATGAAGTATGCAGCGGAATAGATACAAAATCAAAGGAGAGGTAAAATTGAAGGAAAACAAAGCTATATGTCCGTTTTACTCGTATGACAGTCAAAGTAAAATTTGCTGTTTCGGGGCGGTTTTCAAAAGCAAGAGCACAACGCTGTTCTTTGACTCACCGCAGGACAAGGAAAATCACTTTGACAATTTTTGTGGCAGCTACTGCTGGAAGGGCTGTCCGCTGGCACAGACGATCAGCAAAGATTTGTAAAATATCAATCTTTTAAAAACATAATATGCAAAAATTTTAAATCAATTCATAAATTTTACTTTCGTCACGGTTTTGCCTTATGGTAAAGCCGTGTTTTTGCATACAAATATTGGCCTCGGAAAAAAGTGTACAAATTTGGTATTAAAGTTTTAACTTTTTTGCGTGAAAGAAAAAAGCTAAAATTAAAGCACGAAACATGTACAAAAAGGCGGTGAGTTGGTGAGTCAAAAAACTGACTTGAAAGGACAGCAGGCAGAATTAAATGAGCAAAAAGCGATTGACTGGGTGCAAATTAAAGCTGAATATATCAGCGGCACAATGTCTGCTTCAAAACTTGCTGAAAAGCACGGAGTGAGCGTGTATGCCATACGAAAAAGGTCGGGGAAAGAACGCTGGCAGGAGCTGAGAAAACAGAATCAGAGCGAAACCGCAAGTAAGATAGCCGAGAAAATCAACACGGAGAAAGTGAAGAAAACCGTCAGAGAGATTGACAGGGTTGTGTCTGTTGCCTCTAAGCTCATTACAAAGCTAAACAGAGCCGTGAACGAGCTTGACAAGGACGAGGAACTCATCAAAAAGAAAGTAACGGTTAAAGCCGAAAAAAGCGAAGACGAGAAAACCGCCACAGCGGAAGAAGAATACAGATACGATTATGCTAAACGCAAGACACTTGTAAACACAAAGAAAGCAGCGGAAATCTCAAAGAGTCTGCTCAATGTCCGTGACATACTCGCAGATTACACGACGGAACAGGACGAAGAAAACGCTCTCGGCATTATAGAAATCCCGATGCAAGAAGTTATGCAACCGCCCGAAGATGATGAGCAGGACGGTGAAAGCGTTGAGTAAGAAAGTCATATGGACTCCTCAGCCAAAGCAGAAAATCGCGTTGAGCCGTGGCGAAGATGAGGGGTTATACGGCGGTGCTGCAGGTGGAGGAAAGACCGACTATCTCGTAGTAGAGGCGGCAAGGCAAGTGAATATTCCCGAATACAGAGGGCTGATACTGCGTAGGGCTGTGCCTGACCTTGCACGAATTATTGACCAGACAAGGGCAATCTATCCGTCAATTGACAGGGGGGCAAGGTACAACGCAACAACAAGAGTGTGGACCTTTTCGAGTGATGCACAAATTAAGCTCGGCTCTTTATTTCGGACGAATGAAAAATATAAATACCAAGGACAGCAGTACGATTTTATCGGCTTTGACGAATTAACGCAGTTTACATTTGACGAATACAGCTATTTAAAATCACGAAATCGTGGTAACTGCAAGGCTACGAAGGTGTATATGCGGTCAACTGCCAACCCCGGCGGTGTTGGCCACGGCTGGGTCAAGCAGTATTTTGTGACTGCCGGAACTCCGGGCGAAACTATCTGGCTCAGTGACAAGGTAATTATGCCTGACGGCACGACCAAAAATTATTGGAGCAGTAAAGTGTTTATCACGGCAAGTGTGTTTGACAACAATGCCTTGATGAATAACGACCCCGATTATGTCAAGCGACTTGCACAGCTGCCCGAGGCGGAGCGTAATGCCTTGCTCTACGGCTCGTGGGATAGTTTTGAGGGACAGGTGTTTACTGAGTGGATAGATAACCGAGAGCATTACAAAGACAGACGGTGGACACATGTTATTGAGCCGTTCAAAATTCCGCAAAGCTGGCGAATTATACGCTCATACGACTGGGGATATACAAGACCGTTTTCAGTCGGTTGGACTGCCGTTGACCAAGACGGGAGATTTTACCGCATAAGGGAACTGTACGGCTGCAAGAAGAATCAGCCGAATACAGGTGTACGCTGGCCAATCGAAAAAGTGGCGCAGGAAATCCTTGCGATCGAAAACAATGACCCTCAGATTAAGGGCAGACAGATTTATGGTGTCGCCGATCCGGCTATTTTTGCAGAACAGGGCAGCGGAAAAAGTCAAGCCGCAACACACGCACAGTTGGGTGTGTTCTGGAACAAGGGCGACAATGCAAGACTTGCCGGAAAAATGCAGTTTCATTCACGACTTGCATTTGATGAGGAAGGCTATCCGATGTTTCAGTGTTTTAACACCTGCACAAATTTCATCAGAACAATTCCGAATCTTGTATACTCGCAGATTGACACCGAAGATATTGACACCGAGGGCGAAGATCATATTTATGACGAACAGCGATACGGCTTTATGACCTCAATAATCACACCGAAAGAAGTTGTTTTGAGAAATGCAAGGGCATTTGACCCGTTAAATATGAGCCAAACACGATATTACAGATAGGAGATTACAAAAATGAGCAAAGTTAAACGAGATGAAAACGGAATGATTATGCCGGTTAAAACTACATATCCAGCTCTGACCTCTGAAAAATCAAAGCTGAGCAATGTTTACGGCAGAGGCGATAAAACTGAAGAAGAACCGAAATCAGCCGAACAGACGGAAAAAGAGAACGAGAGCAGCGGAAAGCCGATAGGACTTGACGAAATACATGAGGCTATGCAGACCTTCCGCAAATATCAGAACAGTAAAAAAACATATGACGAAAGGTTTAAACAGGCATTTAAAGAATATAATCTGCTTTATACAGAGGCAACAGCACCGCAGATTAAAACGGACGATAACGGCAGACCACGAAAGGTGCTTATACCTAAGCGCAAAGGAGCTCAGGCACTCAATGTAATCATGAACAAGCACGCTGACGCAATGGATAACTACCCCGAAATCATTTGTCTGCCTCGAGCACAGGACGATGAACAGGCTGCAAAGACACTCAACAGCGTTATTCCTTGTATACACAAACGCAACGGATTTATAAGGACCTACTCAGATGAGCAGCTTGATAAGTTTGTAGGCGGTTGCGGTTGTTACGCCGTATTATGGGACAAGACAGCGGAAAACGGACTGGGTGACATTGCTATCAGCCGTGTTGATATTTTGAATCTCTTTTGGGAGCCGCATATTGAAAACATACAGGACAGTGCCAATGTATTTTTTGCCCGATATTATGACGAGGAAGGAATCAGAAAGGTATATCCCGAGCTTGAAAGCGTTTCGACTGCCTCTCTCGGACTGGTTGAGCATGAAACATATGACAACAGCAATAAGTCGAATGATAAAGTTATCTTGATTGACTGGTACTACAAAAAGAATGGCGAACTGCACCTCTGTAAGTTCGTCGGTGAACACATTCTCTACTCTTCGGAAAATGAGGGTAAGCCTATTTATGACCACGGCAAATATCCGTTTGTACTTGAACCGATGTTTCGACTGCGAGATACTCCCGTTGGCTTCGGCTTTATGGATGTTGTGAGAGCACCACAGAATCAGCTTGACGAACTCAAACACGATATGCTTGTCAACATAAAAGTCAATTCACAGCCGAGAATTTACTCAAATACAGCTGTCGGAGTGAACAATGACGATATGACCGACCTTGACAAGACGGTTATTGAGGTCAACGGACAGTTACAGGGGAACATTGCACCGGTCGAGTCAAAGGAGCTTGCCACGGGTGCGTGGAGCTTGTACGACAGATTGTCGAACGAAATCAAAGAAACCTCTGCTACTAATGACGCAAGCAACGGAGCGAGTGCGGCAGGTGTTACGAGCGGTTCGGCAATTGCGGCATTGCAGGAAGCAGGCGGTAAAGTAAGCAGAGACTCAAACAAGCTGGCACAGGAAGCAATGACGGAGCTTGCACAGCTTGAAATTGAACTGATGAGGCAGTTTTATAATCTGCCGAGAATATTCAGAATTACAGGGGAAAACAATCAGACAACCTACGAGGAATTTGATAATACAGACCTCAGAAAACAGCCGTTGACATATACAGACACAGACGGTCAGACGGTAAACTATACCGACGAGGACGGCAACATACTTGAACGACTGCCGATTTTCGACATTGATGTAAAGGCGCAAAAGGCAAGCCCGTTTGCAACTGCCGCACAGAATGAAATGATGATGAATCTATTTCAGATGGGAGCGTTCAATCCGCAGGCGGCAGACGCCACACTCGTCATGCTTGACGGCATGACCTTTGAAGGCAAAGAAAAACTGATTGAAAAAATCAAGCAGAATCAGACCTTGTCTCAGGCAGTGCAGGAACTTTCAAACAAGGTGCAGATGTTGGAAGCAATGAATGCAAGCAGAACAGCGGCAGATGTGCAGAATGCTATGCCGAGTGAAAACGCACAGCAGACACCGCCACAGACAAGCGAGGTAACAATGTGATTGAAGTAACATTGATTGACTGCGGAAATCAGATGTATTTTGAAAGCAAAGGACACGGCTCACATGATGTGTGTGTTGCCGTGAGTGCTTTATGCTCTGCATTTTTGCAGTATGTCAGAGAAATGCAGGACGAAAACAATGTGACGATAGTCAATGAAAAGTATGAGCAAGGTCACACGGAATCAGAGTTTTATATCATCGGCTCAGATGCCGAAGTACGCAATGGCATAAAAGCAATATGGACAGGGCTTGAACTTTATGCCAAAAATTTCCCCGATGAAATAGATTTAAACTATGATGACGGCAAACCGAAATAAAGTTTAAAATCAACAAGAGTTTTAACTTTTTTTGAAAAATTAAGGTTGATATAATTAAAACATAAGGTCGCAGTAGTGGGACTGCATTAAGGCCTGACACCTTGGAAAGACGAGAGAGACACCGCGGATAGACGCGAGAAATGAGGTTCTTATGAACGACAAATTTTTAGATCTTATCGTAAATCTGCATGACGGCGACACAGCAGGCGCAGCTGACGGCGGAGACGGAAACGGTGAGAGCGGTGTTGCCACAAGCACCGAAAACAACATAAGCCGCGAAACGAGAGAGAGAGCTGAGAGAATCGGCATAGGTGACGACCTTATCGACGATTATAACAAGGCTTTTGGCAACGGCAATCAGAATCAGAACAATAACGCAGAAGGCGAAAACAACAGCACAGACACAGACGACGAAGAAAACTTAGAAGAAGAGTTTGAAAAGCTGATTAAAGGTAAATTCAAAAATGTGTATCAGAACAGAGCGCAGTCTTTGTTTAAGGACAGAATGTCAACCAAAAACAAGCAGATTTCAGATATGCAGAAAAGAGAAAGCACCGGCAATCAGATTTTTGCCCTTATCGCAAACAAGTACAATGTACAGCCCGATGACCTTGACGGTCTCCTCAAAGCCGTAACAGAGGATAAGGATTTGTTTGCGGAAAAGGCTCTTGCCGCCGGAGTAACGACAGAAGAGGCACGCAACGATTTCTTCAATCAGCAGAAAACAAATGCACAGGAAGAAGAACTCGAAACCCTCCGCAGAGAAAAAGCCGCAAGAGAACTTGACACACATTTGAGAACAATTGCAGCGGAAACGCAGAAGGAATTTCCAAACTTCAACCTTGAAGATGAGTTTCAGAATCCCGCATTTCGCACAGCTCTTGACTTTATTGCTCAGCAGAGGAATGAGCAGAACGAAAAGACAGGTCGCAATGATGAAATTTACGATTTGACTGCCGCATACAAAATGGCGCATTTCGACGAATTGCAGAAAGACCTTGTAAAGCGTTCAAGTTCTGCCGCAATCAGTGCGGCGGCACAGTCAATTCAGAGTGGTGCAAGACGACCGACTGAAAATGCGGTCAAGAAAAGCGGAACAACCTCTCAGAGAAAGAGCGTGGCTGATATGTCTGACGCTGAATTTGATGCCTTTTACGAAAAAGTAAGACGAGGCGAGGCACACCTCTAATGCCTTGCCGAAAGGAAGGTACGACAATGAAAAGCAAGATTATTAAGCTTATTATCAATATCCACGGTAATACGGTTGACGCAGGCGGTGTAAACAAGTCAAACGGCTATGTTTACAATGCTTACGGCAACACAACATCAACCTCGGGAAATGATTGGACTCCCGAAAAGGCTACATTCTATCACAAAGTATTCCTCCGCAACCTGACAGCGAAATGCGTTCACGGTCAGTTCGGTGAGCATGACACAATTCCGAAACAGTCGGGCAACATCTACAACAAGAGAGGTATTTCACCGTACCCGACTGTTACAACACCGTTGCAGGAAGGCATTACTCCTGTCGGTAACAAAATGAGCTTCTACTACGTTGAGATTGCGGTGAATCAGTACGGCGCATATACACCTATCACAGACTGGGCAAGTTTCTGTAGCCGTGATAATGTTATGACTAAGGACAGTGAGGAGCTTGCTTCACAGGCAGGACGCTCAATTGAAGAGATTGACCGTGAGGCTCTTAATGCTGGTACAAGCGTAATCTATGCACCGGCTGTAGGCTCTGACGGTGCGGTTACAGAGGTTGCAAGCCGTGCGGCAATTACGGCGAACAGTAAGCTCACAATTGACACAATTTTCAGGGCACTCAATTACCTTGAATGTCAGAACGCTGAGCCTATCGGCGAAAACTATGTCGCTGTTGTACATCCGAATGTTAAGTACGACATTATCAGCAACAAGGATTTCATCAGCGTAGTTAAGTATGCTCACGCTGACAAAATCTTCAAGGGCGAAATCGGTACAATTGGCAATGTTAAGTTTGTACAGTCAAACTTTGCAAAGGTGTTCAAGGGTGCAGGCGCAAGCAAGATTGATGTTTATTCAACTCTTGTGTTCGGTAAGGACGCATATGTTACTGTTGAGATTGAGGACGAAGGCACTCAGACTATCGTTAAGGGCTTTGGCTCGGGCGGTACATCTGATCCTCTTGACCAGAGAGCAACACAGGGTTGGAAAACTACCCACGGCGTCGGCATTATCGGTCAGACAAGAATGGTGAGAATTGAAACAGCTTCATCTCTCAACACCGTAGCACAGACAGCTTCTCCGGCTGTAGCATAATCGGGAGGTATATAACCTATGTCAACAACAAAGAAAGCCGCAGAGACGGCAGAAAATACAGAAGTATCGGCAGCGGAAACTACTGCCGATACTGCAACAACTGTAACAATTGAAAAATCTCAGCTTGATAAGCTCCTTGGAATGTATGACGAGTTGCAGGAACTCAAAAAGAGTATGCCGACAGACAGCAAGGCAGAGAAAATCAAGCAGGACAAGGAACTTGTAAAGCTGATTGAAAAGGCAAACAAGGAAAGTGAAGAACTTGTTGAGTACATCGCTCCGACCGGTTCAATTAAGTCAAACAAGAATATCGAGGTCAATATCAACGGTGTGCAGTACACCGTGCCGAGAGGTGTTAAAACGAACATCCCACGCAAGGTTGCGGAGATTATTGACAACTCGATTAAGCAGGCTGAATTTGCACAGGGCGTGCAGGACAAGGCTGCCGAGATTGCCCAGCAGGCAATTGCCGAGGGCAGAATTTAATTTAACAGCAAGGGATAAATTGTTCTCCTTACAAAAAATTCGCAGAAGGGCGGGGGCGGTAGCTTCCGCCCTTTTGCATACACAGATATTTGAGAGGTGATTATATGACACTTGACAAGGTTATTGAAAGAGTGAGGAAGCTTAAAAGCGGATATGATGTGTCCGATGAGGACATTATAAGCTACATTAACGAGGCGGAAATGGAAATTATCAGCAATGTAATAAGTAATCGTGAAGGCGATAACGAGATTGTAGGCACATATGGTAACTATCAGCTTGATACAGACAGAGGGTTTGAACTGCTTGTGCCAGCTCCGTATGACCGTATATACGAGGCCTATTGTGCGGCACAGATTGACAGGGACTACGAAGAGGCTGAAAGATATTCCGTTGATATGAGCGTATATAATCAGCTGAGGCAGGATTTTGGAGTGTGGTGGTTCAGAACGCACCCACAAAAGAAACGATATAACTTTCACATTGGTTAAGAGGTGACAATATGCTACCCGAATTAAACATACCGAGGAGAGATACAACGAGTATCAGTGTGTTCAGAGGACTTAACAGAAGTCCGAACACAGGCTTTTCGAGGGTTTCAAGCTCATCAAGCAGTATTTACACAGAGTTCAAAGACCTTAAAAATATGACCTCTGATAAATATCCGCAGCTTGCGCCGAGAGCAAACCGCTCACGAATCTGCTCTGACACGGAATTAAAAATAATCTCAAATCTGTTGTCGGCTAACTCAGGGCTTATTTATATTGACTCTGACAAAAATCTGCATATTGGGGCAGAGGTCACAAAGATTGATGAGATTGACCGGACAAAACAACATCATATTGTGTTGTTCGGCAATAAAATTGTAGTTTTCCCCGAAAAATTTTCGGTTAATATGAGTGACAAAAATGTGACTGCAATTGACTGTCAAAATAAAAATTTGAATACGAATATCGGCTCAAGCAGCAACTTCCCAATTGATAGACAAAACTATGATTATGCCTATTTGAATTGCTCAATTACAAGAAGTCATTATGATGCATCGACAAACAAAAATTACAGACCAAAATTAACGCTATATACTAACCTTGATTTGACAGACGAAAAATATCAGCTTGCCGATAATCGCGATATGGTGAATATATTCGGGTTAGACAGTATCAAAATTGGCATGGTAGTTGAAAGTTATAACAGCTTTTATTCCGTTATCGGAATTGAAAAGAAGGGCAGTACCTATAAGAATAATAGGCTTGTGAGATTTAAAAAGTTATCCCAAAAGTTTAATTATACGACAATAAGAGCCACCCTTATAGGCATTGGTATACGGGCGGGAGATTTTGTTAAAATCAGCGGATTGACAAATGAGATGGCAAGCGGTGCCTCGGATTATGTTGACGGCAGTTATATTGACAATCTTAATAACAAATCATACAAGGTTTATTATGTTTCAAAAAATGAGCTTGTCATCAAGTGCGAGCTTGAATCAAGCGTGCCGTACACAGGTACAGTCACAGTTGAAAGAATCTCTCCCGATTTTGATGAAGGAAAAATCGTTGAAATGCAAAACCGTTTGTGGTGTTGCTCCTCCGACAAAAACGAAATTTATTGTTGTAAACAAGGTGATGAGCGCAACTGGCAGGCATACGGTGACGGCATAAGTACAGACAGCTGGGCTATGACCTGCGGTAAAGAAGGAAAGTTTACAGGGATTGCAACACGGGGCGACAGTATTATATTTTTCAAGGAAAACTACGCTCTGAAAATTTATGGAACAAAGCCGAGTAATTTTACCCTTGCAGAATACAATGTGCCGGGAGTCGAAATCGGAAGCGAAAAGAGCCTTGTGAATATTAACTCAACCTTGTTTTATCTTGGCCATAACGGTGTTTATGCCTATCAGAGCGGTAGCTTGCCGGCACTCATCAGCGAAGAATCTTTGTGGGGGCATACTTATAAGAACGCAGTCGGCGGTCGGCATGGAAATAAGTATTATATCTCAGCCGAAAGAGATGACGGAGAACAGGAACTTCTTGTTTACGATACCGACAAAGGCTTGTGGCACAAGGAAGATGACACAAAGATGATTGACTGCACAACATACAACGGTGTGCTTTATTGGCTTGATTATACCAAAGAAAACATTATGTGTCCTGATAAAGCGGACAATCTTCTTGTTGACAATACAAAATATGAATATCAACAGGAAGATTGCTTTGAGTGGTCCGCAGAAACAGGCGACCTTTACGACAGCGAATTTAATGTAAAGAATATCGGCAAGATACGAATCGGCATTAAAGCCGAAAAGGGAGCAAAGGTCAGTTTGTTTGTGCAGTACAAGGATAACGGCGAATGGCGGAAAGTCAGCGAAATGCTTTACAGCGAGAAAAAGCCGAGAGTATTTGCCGTAGCTTTACGCAGAGCTGAATATTTGCGACTTAAACTTGTAGGAACGGGACAGGTCGAAATATACGGAATTGATATACAACACAGCAGAGGAAGTGACAAGCGTGGCGACTTTTAAACTTGATCCGCCCCCTTCAACAAATGACATAGGAGAAATGCGGAATTATCTGAACGACATGTATGAACAGCTGGCTTTTGTACTCAGCAATATTGACAGCGACAACATAACAGATGATTTTCTCTCTGCAATCGGACAGTCACAAAAAGGAAGTGAAAAATAATGGCTTATACATACAAGGTTTATGGAACGGGCGATGTTGACAATGCGGTTAATAACTATAACCGTGTTGCCTCATCAGCTCCGACATATGCTGACAGTGCTGAAACAAGACAGGCTCGCCGGCAGGCAGACAACTACTCAAACTCATACACAAACAAAATCAATAAGGGATATACGAGCAAGTACAAGGGTACAATTGACGAGCTTGCCAATCAGTACCAAAAAAATAAATTTGACTGGACACCTGAAAATTCTTCTGAATATCAGCAGGCAAAAGAAAAATATACCCGTGAGGGTAAGGTTGCACAGGAGAATGTGCAGGGAAGTTATGCGGCCAATACAGGCGGTTACAGCAATACCTATTCGCAGGCTGCAGGGCAAAAGGCATTCGGCGAGTATATGGACGAGCTTGCAAACAAGATACCGACTCTGAAAAATGAAGCTTACAAGAGTTATCAGCAACAGCAGGAAGATACACTGAACAGAATCGGTGTATTGCAGAACCTTGATAACACACAGTATCAGAGATACAGGGACAGCGTAACGGATGATTACGACTTTATGACCTATTACGAAAACAAGTACGGCACAAGCAAAGGACTTGATATGAGCAATTTTCAGAATGAACTTGCTCATTGGCAGACACAAATGTCAGCGGCACAGAGTAATCTTTCAGATATCAGAAGTCTTGCCGAGGCACAATATGAACACAATACTTTGAGTGCCGACACAAGGTCAAGCATTGACAGCCAGCGCAGACAGTCGGACGCTTATTATAACTACCTTAACAGTCAGGTAAAAATAAAGTGAGGTGAGAACTTTGAGCGTAAACAGTGAAGAAAAAATTTACAATGACCTGATGAATGAAGTGCCGAGTCAGACGGTGAGCGGTGACACTAAGCATAGTGCCGCCGCTCTTGCGGGTGCCGAATCAACAGCGACAGGACAGGCTGACAATTATAAAAGCACTTACAGCGGTAAGCTTGATGATGCCATAAGTAACTATCTGACAGGCAGAGGATTTGAATATGATCCGATGCAGGATAAAGCATATCAGCAGTACCGAAAAGAGTTTGCACAAAATGCCGCTATGGCACGGAATACAAGCCGTAATACCGCTAATCAGCTTGCAGGCGGTTACAATCCTACCTATGCCGATACAGTCGCAGACGAGGTCTACAATGACCGTATGGGCAATATCAGTGATGTGGAAAGCACATTTAAGGGGCTTGCACAACAGGACTATCAGGCGAAGCAGGAGAAAAACGCAAATGTACTTAATCTCTATAACACGCTTGAGGGTACAGATTACAGCCGTAATCGTGACAAAGCAGGAGATTATAAAAACTATCTCAATCTGCTTGCAAGCAGGTACTCAACCGACAGACAGGCAGACACAAACCTTAATAGTGCCAAAAATGATATTTACTCCGCCAAACTTAACGGAGCGCTTAATAATCTTTCGGGAGCAAGAGCAGCAGACAGTCAGCGTTATTTGTATGACACGGTAAGTGCAAATCAGCTTGCACAAAATGCACAGGCTGAAAGAGAAAACGCTCAGAAGATTGAGTACGAAAAGAACAAAGCGGCATATGAGGCATATGTTAAGGCTCAGAAAGCGGCAGAAAAAGCTCAGAAAGCGGCAGAAAGAGCAAAAGCAAAGGCTGAGAAAAACAAAGGCAAAACCGAAAATGCAAATGCTGTATTTGCCTCAATGGGCGTTACAAAAAATGATTTTAAAAAAGGCACGGGCAATAAAGAGGACGGAGCGTTATATAAAGAAGGCGGTGCAGTCAATTACACCGTGTATGCTCAAACATATATTGACGAAAAGTATCGTGAGGGCTATATCAACGATGACGAAAGGGATTATCTGTATAAGAAAATCGGCATAACAAGTGACGGAAGCAAGTATAACAGCGAACTTGCCGACGCTTATGCTGCCGCAGTTGGAATTAACAACTATGGCAAAAAAGGATATGAGAAGTACGATAAAAGCTACATAAAATGGAGCATTATTCAGGGCCACAATATGGGTCAGCTGAGTGCGGCTGATGTTGCGTACCTCTCGGCAAAATACGGACTGTCACTTGACGATTAAGGAGTAAATTATGGGTGAATTAAAAGATATAATCACAGGCAGACAGAGCAGCAAAAAGTACCGCAAGGATAATTTCAGCAATTCGGGGGCAAGAAGCGGAGATTTAGCCGGAAGAAATCTTGACCCACAGCATAAGGCTGAAATGAATATCAGAAAAATTGTCAGCGGTGAAACAGAAGATACTACCGGTAACAATGACACAGGAAAAACAAGTTTGGGAATGACTGTTAATGAAATGTTTAATATCATTAATCGAAAGACAAACAGCAACAATACTTCTTCAAGTACAGGCTCGGATACAAAATCCTTTTTAAACGGAAATTTGAATAAAGCAAACAGCTCTGCAGAGGATTTTAGGGAAGCAATTAAAAACCCGAACAAGCCTTTGGATGATAGAGTTAAAGGACTTACACACATGTATAATGCGGCGGTTGCGACAGGTGACACCAAAACAGCCGAGAAAATGCAGAAAGAATATGACGAACTTGCCGACAGGGTTAATAAGCAGACGAAAATAAACCGACAGAACGCTGAAACTGCGGCAGCTGAAAACGCAAAACTTGCAGAACAGGCAGAGAAAGAACAGAAGTTTTCAGATAAATACAAAAATTCTACGCTTGAACAGAGGAAAAATGCACGCATACACGCAACAACAGAAGAACTTGACTGGCTGAACAAGCATATGTATGACAACTCATCAAGCAAGGAGTTGGAAGATTATAATAATCAGCTTAATAAAGAAGCTAACAGCTTGTGGAATCAGAGAGATGAAGAACAGGCATATAACCGGCTTAAAGCAATTGAAGATGAACAGGGAAAATTAAAAACTGCAATCGACAACGCAAAACTTTCTGAACAGAAGAAAAAAGAGTATGACGATATTGTTAATAACGACATCAAGGCAAAAACTGTTTTGCAGAAATATTATGCTTTGCAGGAGTATTTAAAAACAGATACCTCAGACGCTGACGAAGCTGATAATACTGATAACAGTTACATCAAGAAACTGTCTGAGAGCGAAAGGAATAAAATCAAAGCAGATTTCTTAAAACTTAAAGATAAAGGCTATAATACCGAATCTTTGTATAAATGGTATGAAAGAGAACAGGAAGAACAAAAGGCAGAGGATAACCTTGACCGTATAAAAATGTACGCTAAAAAACATCCCGTTATTGCTTCTGCAAACAGCATAGGTCAGAAATTTGTCGGAGGTGTACCCGATGCAATACAATACATTTCGGCTAACCTTGATAAAAAATATAACGGCGGTGACGGTTATATAAATCCTGACACTACCGAGACAGCAAAAAGTGAAGCAATAAGGCAATCAGTTTCCGAAAAAATTGACAATGATTTTGGTTCTTTGCTCTATACCGCAGGTATGGGAATTGCTGATTCAACTATCAATATGGTTATGAATAAGTTTATTCCCGGTGGTTCGGCAATGGGTTTAACTTTGCTTGGTACTTCTGCGGGTGTAAGCGGTGTGAATGAAGTTATTGAAAACGGCGGTACGATTGACAACGCAGTTAAAACAGGTATTGCGGCAGGCATTGCCGAAGCTTTGTTTGAGAAAATATCGCTTGAACAGCTCTCAGCGTTTAGAGCCAGCGGAAAAAGCACATTTCGAGCTGCTGTCGGCAATGTGCTTAAAGGTGCATTTACTGAAGGCTCGGAAGAGGCCGTTACCGACCTTGCAAACAGATTGACGGATGACGCAATTAACAAGGACCTATCTTCATACAACCTTTCAAAGAAAAATTATATGGAACAGGGAATGAGTGAGGCTGAGGCGGAGAATGCCGCAAGCTGGGATTTTTGGAAGAGTGTCGGACTTGATTTCGCCGGCGGTGCAGTATCGGGCGGTGTGCTTAACCTTGCTACCGCAGGTGTCAATCTTGCAGGTGCCAAAATTGATATGGCACAAAATAAAGAGAGCAACATACAGACCGGTAAAGCGGTTATGGCTGATGAAAACTTTGACCTTGATTTGCTCATCAGGCAAGGCCTTGCAACCGACAAAAACGATAGAGCATACAACTATGCTAAAAAAATGCAGAAACTCGTTGAAACCAAGGGCGAGGAAAAAATCAGTGCCGGAGATGTCGGCAACCTTATGTATCTTATCAACAGAGAGGTTACCAAAAATCCCGAACTTGTAAACAAAATTGCTCAGGTTAAAAAGCAGAATACACAAGAGCAAGGCAATAAGACTGTTAATGCTCAGAACGAACAGAACCCTACACAGCAGAACACAGTTCAGAATGAGCAGAACACGGCTCATAACGGACAGCAGAACGCAGAACAGGCACAGGTAAGCACTGCAATGAATGCAACAAAAAAAGCCGATACAGAGGCTATCGGCAAAATGTACGGTGCATATGCTTTTGGCAAAAACCACCCAAACGGAATTATTGCTACGGATACTTCAACGGGCAAGGTTGTCAAGGTGGCACTTAAGAGCCTTGAAAGCTCGGCTAAAATCAATCGCAATGACGAAGAAAATACACTTGTGTTCAACACAAATGACGGCAAACAGGTTAATGCGGACAGCATAACATTTTCTGACAGTCAGCTTGATACGATTGTTCACAGCGCAAATGAATTTGATACATACGGTGCGAGGAATTATATTTCAAACTTTGAAGAGTGGAGAGAAAGTCCGCAGGCGCAGAAAATGAGTGATGAGGAAATGCTCTATAAATATAACAGAGCATATTCAGCCGCATACAGCTTTGGAAGGGAGGGAGTTAAACTTGATTCTTTAAAAGAAACCTCTGAATATACAATTCTTAAAAATATTCTCGGTGAACAGATTGTAAGTCAGGCTTTAAGCACCGGCAGAAGAGATGTTGACATTAACACTCAACACCATGCAAACAGACTGACCGAGTTAATCAACCGCAACGGCAGAGCAGACACAAGCGGTGTGAGCGTGTATGCAGACAGCGGAACAGAAGTTTCACACATTCCGCAGGAGCTTATAGGCGCTCTCGGAAACCTTGCGGAAAAGACAGGGCGAAACATTATTATCTCAGACCGCCTTGCTGACGGAGTGAACGGTGTTGCAAGAGACGGCAATATTATCCTTAGCTCAGAAATTTCATCACAGAAAATCCTTGCCACAGCTTTACATGAAGCCGGACATATGATTAAGAAAACCAACCCGACCGAATGGCAAACATTGAGCGACTTTGTTTCAGACTACCTTGTACGCAAGGGTGTTGACCTTAACAAGATGATTGACCGCACTATTGAAAGATACGACAACCGACTGCAGGCCGATGAATACGAAAGCACAAGAGATGCCGCACTGGAAGAAATTGTATGCGACACACTTATGAGCATTGCCTCTGATGAAAAGGCTCTCAATATTGCCCTCAGTACAAAGCAGAACAAATCAAAAATTGCAGCGGCAATTAAATCTTTGATTGCAAAAGTAAAGGATTGGCTCATCGGCAAAAGCCAAAACTACGGAGCAAAAGCCTTTGCCAAAGACCTTGAAGCTCTTGAAAACCTCGCCCAAAGATTTTCAGAGGCGGCAGATACTGCAAGAGAAAATATTACCGAACAAACAGAGGTTCAGAACGGTGAGAAGATTGATGTTGAGAAATATTCAATGGGAAGTACCGACAACATAGTACAAGCTGAATTTGAAAAGAAGGTTGATGAGATTGAAAAAAACACCTACAACAGTAATAATGTCGTAATTATGGGTGTTACACCTAATATTTTGCAAAAAATCGGATTAGCACCATTACCTCTTGCTATGACTAAAAAGCATATTTATTCTGTTGCAGTATCAGATGTAAGAGCAAAAAGTGAGGGAAGATATCATAAAAACACCAATTATCACGATTTAGGTTTTGATACCGTAAAAGATATTTACAATAAAATCTCAAATCCGCTTATGATTATAGCACATCCCGATTTTGGGAATAGTATAAATAGAACAAATAGGGACAGTGCGCACAAAATTATTGTATTAGTTGATTTATCGGTAAACGGAGAACAGGTAATTGCGCCGATTTCTATTGATTTTGAGGGCAAGTATAACAATACAATTATTGATGTAAATCTTGTATCAACTTATTTTAACAAAAACAACATCAATGATTTAATCAAAGAAGCTGTTGCTTTAGAAACAACAGGAAAAATAGGATTTTATTATTTAGACAAAAAAAGAACTCAAAGTATATTTAAGCGGTCAGGGTACCAATTACCCAGGACGCTTAACAACTTGAGTTCTAACACCATTATACGCACTATTGATGATAATGTCAACAGAAAAATCAACAAAATCACGCAAAGCAAACAATTTATCAGATGGTTCGGTGATTGGCAGAATAGCCCTACAAAAGCAAGTAAAGTGGTAGACAACAACGGTGAACCGCTTGTTTTGTACCACCAAACAGAAAAAGAGTTTACAACCTTTGATACAAAACAAAAAGGCTCGGGAGAATTTGACAGCGAAATGCCGACGGGTATATTTATGAAACCGACAAACAACGATATCGGAGTTGGCGGAAATATTCAAATACCGTTGTATGCTTCTATTAAAAATCCCCTCATTGTCAACAACAGAAGCGAACTTGTTAAATTTTACGATAAGAATGTACAGGGATATACGAAAGCTAAAAGTGCGATAGACAGCGTTAATGAGGAATACAAGGCTAAATTCAACGAGGAGATGAAAAGAGAAAACGAGGAATATCAAAAGCTGTGGAATGCGAAAAAGAACGGTGAAATATCAGAAGAAGAGTACCAAAAATCCATATCAAGAGATGCACTTGATGAAATTATGGAAGAATGGGAAAATAAGGTTAATGAAGCAAGCCATAACGCTAAAGCCTTGATAGATGATTATTTCAAAAACAGCAATTATGACGGTGTTATCGTTAATAATGATGTTGGCAGTTTTGGAAGAAGCACAAAAACATTCATAGCATTTGAAAATACTCAGGTTAAATCTGCAACAGACAATATCGGAACATTTGACGGCAATAACCCTGATATTCGTTACAGTCTTGATGAGGAATATTCTGATGCGGTAAAAAGTAATGACACCGAAACAGCACAGAGGCTTGTCGATGATAAAGCTATGTCTTGGGGAGCATACTCAGAAGATGGAAAAACTCCAATCAAGCTTTATCACGGAACACAATCATTTGGTTTTACTGAATTTGCTCTTGATAAAATGGACGACGGCAGAAGTATATTCTTAACCGACAGTAAAGAAATTGCTTCTACATATTCGGGAGTAGATGATGTAAGGAAAATATCTGAAAGAATAAACATAGATGTCGATAAATTGACATCGCACAAAACGGTTGAATTGCTTAATAAATATAGTGAAAAATACAACTATAAATATTACAGCGAAAGTGAAGTGGAAAAACTTAAATCTGATAATAACAGCAGATATGGACGAAGGTTAAACCGTGATAATATTAGTGGGGACATAATTGTATCTCAAAGCAAAAAAACACCAGTATTTTACTTGTCTTCGATTGACAGTTCAAAGGAATTATTAAAAATATATGTTGGCAAAGGCAATTATTCATTGTATGCTAAAATGAATAACCCTCTTGTTATCAATGCAAATAAAAGCAATTGGAATGAAATTGATGTGAAATCAGTTATAAATACTCCTTTCGGTGATGCAATTAAGGCGGATTATGGTGAGGATTATTTCGATTACGGAACACAACACCTTTCAACAAGAGAAGTTTCTAACTATGCCAAACAGGCAGGCTATGACAGTGTAATCTTTAAAAATTTAAACGATAAAGGTGGCAGAAATAGTAAGGTACCTCGTGACACTATTGCTAATGTATATGTTGTTTTCAATCCGAACAATGTAAAATCAGCTGATACAATAACCTATGATAACAACGGTAAAGTAATTCCGCTCTCAGAAAGATTTGATGGTAATGAAGATGATATTCGTTACAGTCTTGATGAGGATTATGATTTTACAGATGAAAAAGCCGGTGCAATACACGATACGCTGAATTTTTCAATTGACGATGAATACGATGACTTATTTGATTTTAACGGCAATGACGAACAGCACATTGATTTTGACAAGGCAATTGACAAAAACAACCCTGAATTGACGATTGAGCAGATATACCATCATTCGGCACGCAATGTTAAAGAGGGTTTGCTTGCCGGCAAGGGCATTAAGCCTGAGCAGAAGAAAATCTATAATATGGTCAAGTCTGTAATGAGGAGCTACCACATAAATCCTAATGCCGAAATGGACTCGCTTGTTACCGAGTATGTGGATGCCTTGAATACATTCATTGATTCCGTACAGAATGATAAGTCAAGTTTTACAGATGCTTTTGAAAGCTTCGTCTTGAAGTGTCGTGATACCCTTAGATACTCGACACAGCTTGACGAACAACACGAAGCGTGGGCAAAAGAAATTCGTGACGAATTGAAAGGCACAACCTTGCTTATACCTGATTACGCAATCGACACAATCAAAGAAAATTACGGCAGCGTTGGAAAATACAAAAAAGCCTTATTCGGCAAAATCAATGTTAAGCTTGAACACAATGCAAGGGGAATAACCGGCAAGGCAAGTGGCTCATACATTGAGGACATTGGCTCTCACCTTGAAGAGTTAGGTGGCAGGTCACTAATGATAGAAGACGGCTTTGACTGGGACAGCGACAGCGGTTATCGAATGCTTGACCGTATTATGAATTATGTGCTTGCACCGCAGTATGTATCAACCTATGAGGGAACAATACAAAGCGAAAGCACGATTGACGCAGCGGCAATCCAAATGGCATTTGATACAACTGCCGAATATCTTAAACAGCAAGGTAAAGCGGCAGTAATGCAGAATAATATTGACAAGCGAAAACTTAGAGATATTAACACGGCATTGAGACAGGCTGAAAAAGCTAAGACTGCGCTGAATAAAAAAACTATCGAAAATTATAAAACTGACATTGCCGAGCAGAAAGCAAAATACAACAAACAGCGTGAAAAATACCGTCAGGCATATAACGCTCTGAAAGATAAAAAATCAGAGCAAGCCACAAGGTATCGTGATAAAATCCACGAGCTTGAAGAGCTTAGTAAAAATCAAAAAGCCATTATTGAGACCGATAAAGAAACCCTTAGGGCTCAATATGCCGAAAAGAAAGAGCAAACAAAATATAGGCAAATGCTCGGAAAAAAGTTTGACAAATTGGTTAAAAAGTTTGATGCTAAGGCCAAAAATACCGAGAATATCCCCGAATCACTCAAAAGACCTATACTTAATGTATTGATAGGCTTTAAAGAATCTGCAGACCCCGGACAATATAAGAATGGTGGTAAAAAAACTATACCGAAATATTTCGGAGCATGGAACAATGTCGCTGAAATCGGCGAACAAGTAAGAAATTTGTATGAAGAGTATAGAGCCTTAGAACCTAAGCCTAAGAAGAATGACGAGGGCAAAGAGGAAAAGGAATCTACACCTAAAGGTATGCAATATTCATACATTGACATTAACTCAATTGCTTACAATGAAAGAACACTCAAAATGCTTGAAATAGTTAAAGATGAATTTGCAGAGTATGCAGTTGATGAAAACGGCGAAACAATATACGATGCGGACGGCAAGCCTATCAAAGTAGGATATAAAAACATTTTCGATTTGGATTTATCTGATTTAAGATTGCTCTATGACACAATGACGGCCCTTGAAGCCTCTTTATCACAAGCTACAGAAATCATCGTTAACGGTCAAAGAGAATCTATCGCAAGCGCAGCGGCAAAAGCACTTGATGAAGTCTCAAATGTAAATTACAACAAGGGTGTAAATATCAATGTGTTAAGCAAAAACACTGTTGGTAATAAAATCAATGCCGCATTATCGGATATGAAAGAGTTAAGCAATAGATTTGTTGCAACAAGCCTTGACCCGGTAAGATACGGCAGATTTCTGAGTGGATATAATGATGATAGCATTGTTGCAAAACTCTTCAGGGATTTGCATGACGGTGATGTTAAACGAGAAAAAATAATGCAGAAAGCCTATACCAAGGTTCAAAGTGTTGCGTATCAGTACTCTGAAAAAGATTTAGCAAAAATACAAAAGGGTGATGTTAAGGAATTTGATTTCAGAGATACCAAAACAGGCGAAAGGGTTAAGGTCAGTCAGGGCATTATAATGTCAATCTATCTTACAGATCAACAATCATCAGGCAGACAACATTTGCTTGCCGATAGACTTAATCATTATACCGTGCTCCCAGATTTAGATAGTGCTAACAGTCGCAGACATAGCAAGCAAGAAAAAGCAAAATCAGAAAATCATCACAAAGTAAGATTTACTTTTGAAGATTTACAACACATCAAGAGATATGTTGAGAGCAATAAAATGCTCAGAGAAATTTCAGAAGCAATTAGCGAAGTCCTTAATAACGAACTTCAACAGGAAATCAACGAAGTAAGTATGTCAAAATATGGTATGCTGATTGCTACCGTAAGGAACTATTTCCCTATTTCCGTGTACAGTGACGGCGCTGCATATGAAAAGGACTTTTCTGCCGAGTTTAATGACCTTAGAATGAAAAGCAGAGGCTTTGTAAAACGCCGAGAAAGCTCGTCTGCTCCTATTGTTATTGACGATGTTTTCAGAGTCTTTAACAGGCATACAAACTCTGTTGCCGAATGGTGCGGATTGACGACTCCAATTGAGAACTTCAAGAAAGTGTATAACTGGATAAATACTAATAGTCTTAACGGAACGACTTTACACGAAGCTATAATGGATAAATACGGTAAGGCTGCAGAGCATTATATTGATAAACTCATGGGAGACCTGCAAAAATCAAAGGACACAATTGACAATAACTTGTTGACTCGCATGCAAGGCAACTATATGGGTGCAGCACTTCTGCTGAATCCCGGAGCAATGATAAAACAGTTTGCCGCATTTCCTACAGCCAATGCTTATTTTGGTACAAAAAATGTTGCAACAGCATCAGCCGGCGGAATGTGGAGAGTTGATTTCGAAAAATATGCCGAATACACTCCATATTTGTGGTACAGAGCAGAGGGTAACGGCACTGTGGTAGGTGAACTCAGCAAGAAAGCCGGTGTTGTAGGCGGACTCAAAGATAAGATTGACATTATGGGCAAGGTCGATAGATATATTGTTGGTTGCCTGCTTAAAGCGGCAGAGTTACATGTTGAACAAACAACAAACCTTAAAAAAGGCAGCGATGCGTTTTACAAGGAAGTTGTCAGACAATTTGAAAAATGTGTTGATGAAACTCAGCCTAACAATATGGTAACATCAAAGCCACAATTCATTAGAAACAATTACTTGAAAATTCTTTCGATGAATGCTTTTAGAAGTCAAACAATGGCAATCGGCAACACTATCATTGATTCGTACATGGAATACCGCACTAAAAGCAATGACTATAAATTGTCAAAATCTGCTGAAAATAAGAGTGCAAAAAAAGTGGCAATGAAAAAATTTGCAAAATCGCTTATAGGGGCGACAGAATCAGCTTTGCTTATAGGCGGTTTAACCACTTTAGTTAATATGCTCCTGTGGCATAAGTGGGATGATGAAAGAGATGACAAGGGAAATGTGACAGCTGAAAACATTTTCAAAAGTATTCTTGATTACAGTATGGAATCATTTGCCGGTACTTTTACTTTCGGCGATACAGCATATAGTGCCATCGCCCATATGATTGACAACGATAGACCGTTTTATGGGCTGGACTCTATGAGCCTTGAAAATGTTAATAATTTCATTGAAAACATTTCAAAGGGCGATTATATCTTAGCAGCTACTTTGTTAGGTGATTGTTTCGGCTTGCCGGCAAGCAATATTAAGAGAATGGCTCTCAGCTTGACCTCATACTTTACAGACCTTACCAAAGGCAGAGGTGAGATTATATCCGATAATAAAGGAAATATTAACACAACTGTGCTTGTGCCGTTGATGATTAACGCTACAATTGACGGAGATGCCGACAAAGCTCAATATTACGAGCAGCTTTATGTCAATACAATAATGGATACAAAGGGTAAAACCGAAAAAGAGGCTCGTGATATGCTTGAGCAGAAAGTCATAACAGCATTATCAAAGAATAATGATGACATTGAAAAGGCGGCAGTAGCAAGAGCTAACGGTGACCTTAACACTTATGAAAGCCTCATTAACAAGGTCTCTTCCTATGGATTTGGCAAGAATGATGTTATTAAGGCCTCTAGCAAGGTTATAAGTAATATTATTGCTAATATGAAAAAAGAGGGCATAACAGACGAAGATGCCGCAAAGTCTGACCTTGTGGACAACCAAGGCTTTACGGAGCAGGGGGCAGAGTATGTGTGGAAAAAGATGTCATCATCGACAGATGATGAAAAATCAGAAGGAAGTATTTTTGACTCTACCGGTAACGATGACACTCTAATGTATAAGTACACTGACGCTTTTGAATATTTGAAGAACGGCGATACTGTGAACTATGAAAAGGTTGAAAAATACCTTATGGAGCATAAAGCTAAAACCAAAAATCAAATGAAAAAGCTGATGCAGAATGCAAGCCGAACTGATCCGATGTTTGAGCAGTACATTTCAGCAAGCAAAAACAACGATGCCGATACAACACACACATTGTACAGGCAGTTACTGAATGTCTACGGTTCTGAAAGCAGATTTAAATCTGCTCTCAGAAAATATCAGGATAAAATCAAAAAGCGACAAAGCAAATAAACAAATTGAGGGCAGCGGAAACGCTGTCCTTTTTGTGTGGGTTTTAACTTTTTTGAGTCGGCAGAAAACTATATAATGTAAGTAATGATAGGGGGCGGCATTATGAATACGCTAAAATTTGAAGTATATAAAAATACCCTTAAACGCAGGGACGGATTCAATCCCGTTCTCGGCGAGAAAAAATATTCAAAAGTCAAATGCTATTTTACTGATAATGACTGGGATAACTGCTCGCTTGTGACTGCCAACTTTATGACTGACAAAGACAATGTTGTAAAAAACACGGTAAGTTTGACAGAGGATAAAACAGCGGTGTTTGATATACCGGCTAACCTTGACGGCAACAAAATATATTTCAGCATTACCGGAAGTTGTACATCTGATGACGAAAATACAACAACACTCAATACAAATATTATCGGCATTGACAGACAAAAAGGTATGCTCCCAAGTGCGACAACCAATATGAACTTATATGAAAAAATAATCGGACTTGTGAACAGCGTTGTATCAAGTTTGAAAAGCACAGTCAGTCAGCTGGCGGAACGACTGCAGTCGGCTGAAACAGCTCTTGCAGGAAAAGCCAACACAACCGATGTAAATGCCGCACTTGCTGAAAAGCTCAACTCAGTGGACATTCTCAATATTGAACCAAGTGTTAATATTGTTTCACTTTCAAATAGTACACAAACCGCAGGCGGTGTAACTGCTGAAGTAAGCAATAATAAAATCATTGTCAGCGGCACATCAACTGCGACGAAATCAATTTATCTTCCGCTCAAAAAGGCAGTAACTCTGACAGCAGGATTACCGTATTGTCTTTCATTGCAGAATTTTTCTACAACTAACACAGGCATTGTGGTTTATCCATGCAACGGTACAACAGTTTTAGATTCGTGGCTATTGTCAGAAGCAAGTGCACTAAATAAATTAGTTGCAGTATATACACCTACAGAAACTGTAACGGTTGATAACATCAGACTGCACATTGCTACAGGAAGGACAGTTGATAATTCATTTAACATTCAGATTGAACAGAACAATAAAAGCACTGTGTGGTCTGACCCTGATAATTTTGCGAGTGCGACAATTAAGGATGAATATTACGGTGAATATGTCATAAATAAAGCAGACAAGGCAGGAACTCTTACGGGCTACGGCATTACAGACGGTGTGTCAACTGAAATTTTTGATTATTCAGCAACTCGGAATTTAGCTGATATCGCAGACACTTCTGTAGCTAAGCTCGGAATAAATGTTAGATCCTTTGATAATCTAATAACTCTTTCGGGCACAAGCAATGCAACAGGATATATTTATCTGCCGCTTAAAAATCCGATAAGCCTTAATGCAGGTACAAGATACACACTGTCATTGCAGAATTTTTTAACGAAAAACGCAGGTTGTGTTATTTATCCATGCAATGGCGAAACTGTAATAAATTCGGGCTGGTTGCTATCTGAGGCAGCAGGATTAAAGGGCAATGTGAGCACATTCTCTGCAACCGAAAATGCCGAGGTTAATTCAATACGCATACACTGTGCAGCAGGAAACACTGTTGACAACAGCTTTAATATTCAGATTGAGGAAGGTTCAGTTTCGACATCATATGTAAAGCCGTTTGAAACAAAAATCAAACCGAAATATATTGACACAGTCGGTGATTATAAGATGAATTATCTGTATGTGTCGAATGATTATGATGGAAATACAGACGGATTTGGCAAAAAATATTTCAAAACAATTCTTGATGCCAACAACAGCATTAAGGATAACAGCCGTAATAACCGATATACAATTATTGTTGCACACGGAACATATACGGATTTGCAGGAAAAGTATGCAGGGGTGTCAGATGTCGGTTTAGTCGGTTATAGGGGAATTATGACAAAGGATTATGTTTATTATGAATCCGAAAACATCTATAATCCTGCGGCGACGGTAATTAAGTGGGATGGTGCGACAGGATTTGATAAATCAACCCTAAAATCAGAAGATATTATCAAGAAATGCCCATTTCATCTTGATTTGAATGTACATACCCATATCAAGGGATTTACATTTGACTGTAAAAACATCAGATATGGTATACATCTTGAGAGCGGCGGCACAGGCTATGCAACTGATTGGACAATTTCAAATTGTATATTCATATGGGGCGGCAGAGCCGACTGTACTGATTATATCAATAAAACAACCGTGCCTGTTTTCGGCTGCGGTCATAGTTTCGGCGAAACAGGTTTAATAGAAAACTGCAAAATCATACCTACGCATTGCACTATTGGTTATCAAAGTCACGATAATGCCGATAACAGCGATTTTGGCTTACCTATTAAAGTTGGCGCAAAAATCACCTTCAAAGATTGTGATTTCGGAGGTACAGAAATACAGGCACGCACGCTTAAAGGAGCATATGCTGACACGCCTAATGTACTAACAATTGACAATTGTATCAATATATCTGCTATCAATAAGATGTATGCTGCACCAGCCGACCATTGCGACTGGGATATAAAAGGAGTAAGTTAAAATGTGGGATTGGATTATACAATATTGGGCGCAGGCCCTTTTCGGTATTATACTCGGCGCTATCGTTGCAATAATAAAAACCGAGTGGAGTAAAATCAGGGCAATCGGCAAAGGCACACAGTCATTGCTCAGGGCGGAGCTTATCCGCTCGGGTGAAAAATATATTGAAAGAGGTTGGATTGAGGTTTATGCAAAGGATGCATATGACAAGTGTTACCAGTCATATCATCATCTCGGGCAGAACGGCACAATGGACGATATGCACGAAAAGGTCATGAACTTACAGACTAACCCAATTATAAGAAAGGATGAAAATAATGAACAAGAAAAAAATTAAAAAATGGGCGGTTGCGGCACTCATTAGAGCCGCAAAGACAATGGCACAGACAGCAGCGGCAACACTCTCAGTTGCGGTAGTAATGAGCGATGTAAACTGGGTTGCGGTTGCAAGCTCAACACTGCTTGCCGGAATTCTTTCAATGCTGACAAGTGTCGGTGGATTACCGGAAGTTAAAGAAAGCGAGGAATAGTTATGAAAAATACCGTTACAAAACGACAGATTGACGAATTACTCGAAAAATCAGAAATTAAGGTCGAAACAGTTTACGACAAGGTAACCGTTGTAAGTTGCAAACTGCCAAACGGATTTGTTATAACTGAATCAAGCGGAGCAGTTGACAAAGCAAACTATGATGAAAAAATCGGTACAGAAATCTGTACGGCAAGAATTGAAAACAAATTGTGGGAACTCGAAGGATATGTCCTTGCAAAACAGCTTTACGAAAGAGAGGAAACAGTAAGTAATGAAAACTTATATCGGTGTTAAAAAAATTGAAGCCGAGCCGATGACAAGAGGCGACTACAATACATACAGAGGCTGGCAGATACCTACGGACGAAAATCCGGATGATGAAGGTTATCATGTTAAGCACGCTGACGGTCACGAGTCGTGGTCGCCCAAAGAAGATTTTGAAAACACATTTCTTGAAAAGGGAACGAACCTTCTGAACGATACGGCGTTACTTATGAAGAGTACGGATTTTAAAGAAAGGTTTAAAGCAGAATATGAACAGTTGCTTATAAGATTAAGAGGTCTTATGAAAATGCTTGATTCATATAAAGCGGGTACATTACCTTTTAAACCGAAATGTTCTTATGAATTGTTATACGAACAGTTTGTGAATATGAAACACTACCTTAATGTGCTTGATTTGAGAGCAACAGTTGAAGGTATAGAACTTTCAGAAAGTGAGGAATCCAATGAAAGTAACTGCTGTTGATGTCAGCTTTTGTCAGACAAATGTTGATTATAACAAGGTCAAGGCTGACGGAATTGACACGGTTATAATCCGTGCAGGTTTTGGCCGTGAAACTTACCAAAAGGACGCAGAGTTTGAAAAACATTACAAGAACGCAAAAGCCGCCGGACTTAAAGTCGGTGTGTATTGGTTTTCATACGCATACAGCGTGGCGGAGGCACAAAAGGAAGCAAGTGCTTGCCTTTATTGCTTGAACGGCAGAAAACTTGATTTACCCGTGTTTTATGACTTAGAGCTTGGTTCTCAGACCAAACTCGGCAAAGATACCTTAACAGCAATGGCAGTAGCATTTTGCGAATGCATCAAAGTTCACGGTTATTCAACCGGAGTGTATGCAAGCGCAAGCTGGTTTACAAGTTATCTTAACTATGAAAAACTTAAAAAGCAATATGCAATATGGCTTGCTCAATGGGGAACAGGCTCTCCATGCCGTACTTGCGACATCTGGCAGTGTTCCGACAGCGGAAAGGTCAACGGAATTAATGGCAATGTTGACACCGACATTGTATTTAATGCCAACTATAAGGGTAGTTCAGCAACAACGATTACAACGCCGAAATACTCCGGCATTAAAGCTGTGCAGGCTTGGGTAGGCACAACGGTTGACGGTATCTATGGTCCGGATACCAAAAAGCGTTTGATAATGAAGCTTCAAGAAGAGCTCAATCGTCAGTTCGGCATGAACCTTGTTGTTGACGGTATTTACGGAGTAGGAACACATAATGCTATTGTTGTACTCTCATTAGGTTGTAGGGGTAATCTTACCAAAGTTTTGCAGGGCTTGCTCATCTGTAAAGGGTATGACACAAACGGCTTTGACGGTATTTACGGTGTTGGTACAAATTCCGCAGTTAAATCATATCAGCGGACTCACTGTTTGAATGATGACGGTATCGCAGGCGGCAACACTTTCAGAAGTTTGTGTGCTTAATCCAAATCCAACACGAAATCCAACACATCGAAAAATAAAAGTCAGTATTTATCGGAATAATAAAGCGGAGATAACGGGTTCGAATCCCTCCGTCTCCGCCA